GAGCAATCTTTTTATGCTAAATTCAACATTAATCCTTTTATTGTTGCCAAAGAACTTGTAATAATATCACCTTGTAATAAAGTTAATAATGAAGCTGTAATCAAACAGCTTGAAGAAAGGGCTAAGACTTATGCAAGGATATATCAAGATCAATAGAGCAATATTATTTCACCCATCACTACAAAAGAAAGACAGATCACTTTGCGAGATAGGTGCTTTCATTTGGATATTATTGGAAGCAAGTTTCAAGGATAGAAATTTCGATATTAAAGGACAAACAATAAAACTTAAGCGTGGTCAGTTATGCTGTTCGATAAGTTATATGGCTAAAGCATTTAATTGGAATAGAGCCAAAGTTCAACGCTATTTAGATAAATTAAAAGACAATGGAACGATCCTAACCGATACGCCAATCGATACACCAGCCGATACACCAAATGTCCTTACAATCTGCCATTATGACGAGTATCAAGATATGCCAAACGATACACCAACCGATAACAAACAGAATAAACTAATAAGAATAAATGATAAGAATATAGATGATTTTATGTATATATGGGGAAAGTTAAAGGCTAAGAGAGGAAGTAAGAAGGTAGCTTTACAGAAATACAATAAGATTAAAAACAAAGTGGACGCTGACACCTTGATTGAAAAATATAATCAACTTGTTTCTAAAGCCTCTAGTCCAGAGTTTATTCCGCATTTTTCAACCTATTTATCTCAAGAACGCTGGTTAGATGAAGATAGNATAGTAAAAGAAAAGAAGATAACACCAGAGCAATTTTTCCGTCAGAGATTTCCTAANACAGTTCCAGATGGTTTTATNATGACATTTCATAGCTGGAATGAGATAACTTTTACCAATGGAAAAGAACAAGTTAGCTTTAATTATATGACAGGNAAGAAAATTTAATCGACTGATAAGAACAAATACAGTACACTTCCGATATGGAAGTTTTAAAGAAATTAGATCGTAGGAAAATAAANCCTAAGTTTATAGGAACTAAAGAGCAAAAAGCNAAAGGACAAGGCAAAGTCGTNATGATTAATGTTGCTGAGTCNAGNNTAGACTTATTGCGNTCNAANAAAGTCTTAAATACTGTTCAATATTATACTGCATTGAGATTTCGCAGATTATGGGAAAAGAGTCGTATTGGAAGTTATACTGCTAACTTTAATTATATTGGTGGTGGTAATCAATGGCAGTCNATGGCNGAAGATCGTATTGACGCAATATATAAACTAAGTCGTAGTCATACTTGGTTAGGTGATTTTTCATTTCAACTAATGTATAGAGTATGCGTAGAAGATTTTAATTTAAAAGAAATATCAGCTATGTATCAGTTTAAAAAGGGTTATGCTGGTGATCGACTTAGAGAAGCCGCTGAAGAATTAAAAAAGTTTTTCGATCAAGCAATTTAATGTTTGACTTTGTCGTCAGACTATGAGATAAATTGCTATACTACCATTCGTGTAGATATACTATTCATANAAACATCATTTTAGGGGAGCAAGTTATGCCATATCATACTGGAAAACATAGTAAAACTATGAAAAAAAAGAAGAAGAAAAAAAATAAGAGAAAATAATGGTCAAGGTAGCTTCTATTAAAAATATTATAGCGGATCTTAAACCGAGACAACAAAAGACGATGAGAAGTCACGCTAGACACCATTCACTAAAACATATGCGATCTATGGCAAGAGATATTAAAAAAGGTCGAACATTTAGACAAGCTCATATCTCAGCTATGAGAAAAGTAGGCAAATGATGGCTAAAAAACGCAGAAAAGTTGCCAAAGATAAAAAGACTGGCGTACCAAAAAAATATTTATCTGGGTTAAAAGGCAAAAAACGCAGTAAAAGAGCCAATTTAATTAAAGAAGTAGCAAATTTATATAAAGCTGGAAAGCGTATTCCTATGAGATTGTTGAGAGCAAGGACTAAAGCCTAATGGCTGTAAAAAGAAAACCACTATCAGCTACAGTTAAAGCTACTTTGCAGAGAAAAGCTAAAGCGTCAAAAAGATATACTTATGCTACTCTTGCTAAAGTATATCGTAGAGGACAAGGTGCTTTTTTAGGTGCTGGATCACGGAGAGTACCGATGGCGGCTTGGAGTATGGGACGAGTTAATTCATTTCTAAGAGGATCTAGAAAACACGATCTTGATCTTAGGAAGAAGAAACGCAAATGAATGTTATATGGGTTATTACTGTTTTAATGTGGTATCAAAACATCGACACACCAATTCAAACTGAATATTTACTAAAATCTTTTGAGACTAAGGTTGAATGTTTAGATTATGTGTTCTGGAATAAAAAAACCTTAGTACAAGCATTAACTGCTGAACACGGAGCGAGAGAAGCCGAACTATTGAAAACTTGGGCTTTTTACTGCGAAAACAGACCATTAGAGGAAGTGTGAAAAAGATTGAATTACCAGAGTTTATTAGATTATCTCATTATCGTATAAAACTAATTAAAATTAACAGTCATATATGCTATGAGATTGGAGAGCAACAAGGCTCTTTTCATAGTAAGCAAATGATTATATATCTTGATGAAGATATTATTGAAGAAGGCGGCTCGATTGCAGTTGACCTTGTAAAACACGAATTAATGCACGCTATTTATTATGTGAGGCAATTAGAAGGTAAGAACGAAGAAGATACTGTAAATGGTATGGCAACACACTATACTGAGATCGAAAAGAACAATCCAGACTATGTGAGGTGGAAACTTCAGAACTTAAATTAAACTGTATTAACAGGGTTTACTCAAACAAGAGGTTAAAATGGGAAGAAAACTTAAACAAGACAACGCACAAGAAAGACTATTAGACGCTATAAGGAAAGGTCTAACTATTGAGGACGCTTGTGATTATGCTGGTATCGTTAAACAGACTTATTATAATTGGATTAATAAGGACGTAGAAACAATCAAAGACGAAACAGCTAAAAAAAATTTTATAGACTTTTTGGACGCTCTAAAAAAGGCTCAGTCAGAATGTCAAATGTATTGTTTAGACTTCCTAATGAAAGATAAATCTTGGCAATCTAAAGCGTGGGTATTGGAGAGAAGATTCCCAGATAGATGGGCTAAAAAAGATATGACAATCAATGAAAATAATGAGAAGGTTATAAACTTTACATACGGATAATGGATTTACCTAATAAGAAATATAATATTATTTATGCTGATCCACCTTGGCATTTTAAATCTTGGAGTAAAAAAGGTAATGAACGATCTGCTACTCGTCATTATAATTGCTTAAGTATTAATGATATATGTAATTTACCTATAGATGATATTGCTAGTGACGATTGTATTTTATTTATTTGGGTTATTGATTCAATGCTTCCAGAAGCCTTAAAAGTTATTGAAAAATGGAATTTCAAATATAAAACAGTAGCTTTTACTTGGGTAAAACAAAATAAAATATCAGATGGTTATTTTACAGGTTTAGGATATTGGACAAGATGTAACCCAGAACAATGTTTATTAGCAACTAAAGGTAATTTAAAAAGACTTTCGAAAGCTGTGAAACAATTAGTTATAGACATTCGACGGGAGCATAGCAGAAAACCAGATTGTGTAAGAGATCGAATTGTTGAATTATGTGGTGATTTGCCAAGAATAGAGTTATTTGCGAGACAAAAAGTAGATGGTTGGGATCATTGGGGAAATGAGGTTTAAATATGGCTAAATATAGAGGACGAGATGTTAAACTAAACAAACCAATGCGTGGTGATGTTAAGAAGTTCAAGGTCTTTGTAAGAGATAAGGCAACAGGGAATGTAAAGAAGGTTAATTTTGGCTCTAAGGAAATGAGTATTAAGAAGAACATTCCAGCTAGAAAAAGATCATTTGACGCTAGAATGGGTGGCGTGCTAAAAAGAGTCAAAGGACAAAAGAATTTATCAGCCGCTTATTGGAGTTTACAGGCTTGGAAAAAAGGCTTTAAAGTATGAATGATAATCAAAAGATTATGCAGTGGCTAAATCAAACGATTAATGGTTTGAAATCAACTGAGGAAAAAGAATTTATATTCAGTAGTGAATATGCTGGACGCAAAGTAAACATAAGAATAAAGATAGATGCCATTAACAAGTCCTCAGAAGCAAGTAATCGAATCCCAAGCTCGTAACAGAGTATTAATAACAGGGCGTAGATTTGGTAAGACTTTTATCGCCATAGGCGAGTTATTAAACTTTGCCTGTAAAAAACCCAGACAGAAAGTTTGGTATGTAGCACCGACTTATAGACAAGCTAAACAGATATGTTGGGCTAAATTAAAAGAAGTTGCTTTAGAAAATGATCTAGTCAGCTATATAAACGAAACAGATTTAACGATAAGACTACACAATAACTCAGAGATTTCTTTACGAGGATCAGACAGATCATACGATCAATTAAGAGGTGTAGGATTAAATTTTCTCGTATTAGACGAGTTTGCTGATATTCCAAGTGACGCATATTATTCAGTGTTAAGAGCAACATTGTCTGACACCCGTGGACATTTTTTTGCGTGCGGAACTCCGAGGGGATATGGCAACTGGGCTTATGACCTTTATATGAAGGGCAAAGAAGATAAGGACTGGAAGTCTTGGCAGTTTACAACACTACAAGGTGGACAAGTAGAGCCAGATGAGATTGAAGCCGCTAAATCTGATCTTGATGAACGGACATTCAGACAAGAATATGAGGCAACCTTTGAGACATATGCTGGTGCTATCTATTATAACTTTGATAGAGAGCAAAATGTTAAGACGTTAAAAGATAATAACACAACCTTGCATATAGGAATGGATTTTAACATTGATCCAATGAGTGCGGCAGTGTTTCAGATACATAACAATATTATTAATTTAATTGATGAGATAGTTATCTATTCATCTAATACAGACGAGTTGGTTAAGGAAATCAAAACAAGATATCCTAACCGACAAATAATAGTCTATCCAGATCCAGCTTGCAGACAACGTAAGACTTCTGCTGGTGGAATGACTGATTTAAACATATTACAAAACGCTGGATTGACAGTAAGAGTTAAAAATGCACACCCTCAAGTAAGGGACAGGATTAACGCTGTTAATTCACGATTAAAGAATACAAACGATCAGAGAATGATGTTTATTGACCCTAAGTGTAAGAACATTATTAGAGGATTGGAAAGACACCTTTATAAAGAGGGGACAACGCAACCTGATAAGGATAGCGGATTTGACCATATGAACGATGCCATAGGCTATGCGGTAGATTATTTGTTCCCTATAAGAAAACAATACACAAAACAATTACCTCAGAGATGGAGCGTTAAATAATGTACATAATGAATCAAAATATGGAGTCATTAATTCGAGACAAAGAATTTATTGAAAACAAACACGATAACTATGATCTAATGATCCCTAGATGGAATTTTTATTTAAGATCATACTTAGGTGGAGATGAATACCGATCAGGTGGCTTCTTACACGAATACGCATTGGAACTAGATTTAGAATATCAAAATAGAATTAATTACACACCAATAGACAACCATTGTAGAAATATCATAAGTATTTACTCAAGTTTTCTATTTAGAGTACCACCAACAAGAGATTATGGCGTATTGGAGAGTGATCCTAGTTTAGAATCATTCTTAAGTGATACAGACCTTGATGGACAGAATTTTAATGCGTTTATGAAGAACGCACAGACTTACGCTGGTGTTTATGGGAATGTTTGGATATTTGTAGATAAACCAGAAAGCAACGCACAAACTAGAGCAGAAGAAC